GGCATTTTCAAGAATGTCTTCATCTTTGTAGGTGGTGATGATCTGTGTGTGCTGTTCACCCCAGGGTACATTGCGCACGATCTAGCGGACTTGTTCAAGGCTAAGGGTATAAAGATTAAGCCGAAGTATTATACCGGCCCCAAGGGCTATGAACATGCAGAGTTCTTCCGTTCCAGGTTTTATCCAGTCAACATTGTCGATGGTACTGGTGAGATCTCGGTTTATGTGTTGGCCCCGGCGTTAGGACACGTCGCGGCCAAGTACGGGTTCTATACGAACCCGCCGTGGGACACCAAGGCAGAGCTTCTAGGCCTGCTGAGGTCGGATGCACAAGGTAGACAGCCTGTCTACTGTGGCATACCGTTTCTGCGGGAATGGAATGACTGTATTCTCCGTGTCACATACGGCGCCCAAACACCTCCTGCGTCGGCGGCCTATTTGCGGTCTCGTTACCGCTGGGCTACCGATGCACATCTCCAGTGTACGGACGCAACGCTCGACTTCGTTGAGCGCGTGTATGGCATGACTCGTGTCGAGTTGAGGTCTTGGCACGATCAACTTAAACAGGTCAAGGTCTCACCATGGCGGGTTGATAACCCGTGTTGGACCAAGGCCCTAAAGGTTGATGGAATCTTACCCTCAGAACTCGTGGGCGGCGACAAACTGGCGATGTTTGTTCCTGCAGCCAACCCGTTCTCTATCGAGAAGGCGATGACGAGACTCGTCGCTTCCCGAGATAAAGTCTTCAACGACGAAGTCAAGGCGGCTTTCAAAGCTGTGACATCCACGGAACAGCGGCTCCCTAGTGGGCCAGCTGTAGTCGCGGGGCCGCCTGTCGTTGAGGTATCGCTGTCCCTATCTGCCGTGCAGCAACGGCCCATCGCTGAGGCGAGAGTGGCCCATGCTGTGGCATCATCACTGCCAGTTCCCGAGGCCAAACGGGACGACGGGCAATGAGTACTTCATCAAGTGGCTCCTCGGGCATTCATCACGAAGGCGAGGAGATTTCCGACGAACTGTCTGAACTCATCGAGGAGGTGGGTGACGGTGACTTGGAGTTGAAGACGCAGTACAGTGGTGCGTCCCCTGAGGACGTGCACTGTCCCAACGAGGGTGCGTTAGCCGCAG